CCGCCACCTTGTGGTCCTGCGATTTGACTGAATTTTTCACGTGCCTGCCCAAGCATGATTTTACAACTGGCCAAAGAGTAATCTTTGATCCATTGTCCAGCGTAGGTATCTGTAATGATTGCACTATCGGGACTAGTATTATAGACCCAAAGCATTACACTTTCATCGCTACGTGGACGTTGTTGAATAATAAGTTTGCGACTTTGTGGATTCCAAGTAAAATTAATAAATGATCCAAACATCTTACCTACTAGTTCTTGATACTGAGCAAACAGTTCATAGGTTAGCAATCCGCCCATGTTTGTTGCACTTAGCAAATAGGTATTTGTATAGGCCATGTTAAACGGTTCAAATACTGTACCACCTGTACCGCCACCGGTTCTACTGCCAATACTACGTCTAAAGATTTGACGCACTTGCTGTATTTCTTTAGGAAGTATATATTCGTTAGTATCGACTTTTAATACTAAAAATGCATAGCTTTCTTCCACGGCATTATCGCTGCGTTGTCGGAACGTTGCTAGGGCACGATTTAGTGCTGTTTCATAATGTACAGGATCTAGCTCTATGTCAATCATGCCGTCGCCCAGCATGGTTTTGCAGTAATTGTAGACTTCTTGTTTAACTTGATCGTTTTGGCTCATGCTAGTATTTATAAATATATGACTATGCCAAGACTCTCGTTATACAAGCCCGAAAAGGGCAATGATTACAAATTCATCGATAAAAGCATCTGGGAAATGTTCCAGATTGGCGGTACCGATGTCTTAGTACACAAATACATAGGGCCAGGCTCTGCGACGCAGGGCGATACACCATCTACACCTAAGTATAATAACACTAACGAAACACAAATACAGGATCTATTATTCCTTGAAAATCGTGATCGTAAGTATGATCCAGATATCTATCAACTTCGCGGTGTTTATAACATTCAAGATATTGACTTTAATCTAAGTCAATTTGGTTTATTTTTACAGAATGACACAGTTTTCATAACATTCCATATTAACGACACTGTGGAAAAAATAGGCAGAAAAATTATAGCAGGTGATGTAATTGAGTTACCTCACTTAAAAGATGAACACGCCCTTAACGATTTGCAATTTGCTCTAAAGCGTTTTTATGTTATTGAAGATGTTAATCGTGCTGCTGAAGGATTTTCGGTAACTTGGTATCCACACCTATATCGTGCCAAATGCAAGCCTCTCGTTGATAGTCAAGAATTTAAACAAATACTTGATTCTGTGCAAACTGATAGCAATGGCAATGATACCAATACCACGTTGCGTGATATCATGTCAACATATGAAAAAGAAATGCAAATTACTCAAGCAGTTCTTGATCAAGCAGATAGTGATGCTCCTAAGAGCGGATATGATACTACACAATTTTACACTCTACAAAAGAATAGTACTACAGGTCAACCAGATATTATCACTGCCGATGGAACTGAATTATTTGCAAGTTTAGAAACACAGGCTCGAGACGAACATGGTAATTTATTATTTGACAACACAGGTGATCCGATATATGTAGGATCTACAGCAAGCACAGTCTTTAAGAGTCCCGAGACAAACGAGTATCACTATGGTGATATTACCATGGGCGATGGGATTCCTCCTAATGGAATACCGTTCAGTTCAGGAATTGCATTTCCAATATCTCCTGCAGATGGACAATTTCATTTGCGAACTGATTTCCGTCCACAACGGTTGTTTAGATTCAACGGAGCACGTTGGGTCAAATTTGAGGATAATGTACGCATGACCATGAATAATCTAGGCCAGAGCGATGTAGAATCTGGTAACAGATTTGAAGGTAAAGAAGTACGCGAAACATTGTTGACGGGATTCATTAACAATCCTAAAGTTAATAAAATTAGCGGTAAAGATATTAAAGAAAAACAAAGCCTTGCAAAGGCATTACGACCAAAGGCGGATGAATAATGGATTTTTTCTATGACGGGCAAATAAGACGCTATGTAACTCAGTTTATGCGTTTTTTCATTGGCTTTAAATATCAAGCAGGTGACGGCACTGAGAAAACTTTGCCGGTTACCTACGGAGATTTATCCAGACAGGTGGCGGCAATTATCAGAGAAAACTCTGAAAATAAAATGATTTCTGTTCCTAAAATTTCCTGTTATATTACAGGATTGGAAATGGACACAAGTAGATTGGCCGCCGCTACCTTTGTTAGTAAAGTCAATATTAGAGAAAGAAATTATGAAGAATTTGACGGACAGGGAAATCCCTCATATCAAAATGATCAAGGTGGCAATTATACGGTAGAAAGACTGATGCCTACTCCGTTTACCTTGACCATGAAAGCTGATATATGGACTTCAAACACTGATCAGAAGCTTCAACTTATCGAACAAATTTTGGTATTTTTTAATCCTAGTTTTGAAATACAAACCACAGACAACTATCTAGACTGGACTAGCCTAAGTGTTATTAATCTTAAAAGCACACAATTCAGTTCTAGACAAATTCCACAAGGTACAGATAGCGATATAGACATTTGTTCGATGGAATTTACAATGCCTATATACATCACTCCGCCTGCCAAAGTTAAAAAACTCGGAGTGGTTAGAACTATCATTACCAATATGTATACCAAAGACGGGTCTGTGATGAGTCTCGAGGATATGCTATTAGAAGAAGGCAATCCTGATGTACAATTTAGAGTTACTCAGAATAATTATGGTGTATTATTACTTTCAAGTAATAACGGACAGGCAAATGACTATAACATGAGTGTGATTGATGTTAACGAAGCTGTCAGAGTATTGAATATCGAAATTCCAGTCAAGTTAGGTAAACGATTTGACTGGAACATTGTGTTTGAACAAGAATTAGGTGGCAAGTATATCCCTGGACTCAGCATGGCATACTTTACCCAACCGGACGGTACAGAAATCCGCGGAACATTTGTTGTTAATCCCCTGGACCCTACTATACTTGTAATCACTATCAACGATAAACCAAGCAATTCTATTATCAACGGAAAGACATATATCGATGCAATTATTGATCCGTATAAATTCAACCCCATAGAGCGGGCAGGCGGCCGTAACCCGGGTGTTAGATATCTTGTGTTAGATGATGTCAATACTAGCGAAAATGTAACAGGACTTATGGCCTACGGTCAAGACCCGTTCGATGGTAGTTCTAAAGACGGGTATGACGGCCCAGATGCATGGAAGAATCTAAGTGGCGCTGATCCAGTAATCAAGAACAATTCGATCATTGAATGGATTGATGGAAAATGGATCACTGTATTTGATCCTGCTGAAGAAACTGCTGTAAAATATATTACCAATCTTAAAACTGGTATCCAATATAAATGGGACGGAGTTCAATGGTTGCGATCATTTGAAGGCGAATACACAGCCGGATATTGGAGATTTGATCTAGCTGGTGCATAAGTACGTGATGCAACAACGTGCCGGTTTACTTTTTCTCGCTAAAGATACAGGAAGAATCTTGCTAGTCCTAGAAAATTCTACATGGACTGTTCCCACATTTGCTAGACAAAATGCTATCTATGATGATGTACAACCCCTACTGGATAGCTATCAAACTGGACGATTGCTGCCTATAGAACTTTATCTCTCTGAAGATAAAGGATTTGAATACGGTACTTATGTATGTGTAGTCCAGCAGGAATTTTTAACTCAAGAGTCTAAAACTATTTGTTGGGCTGATTTAAATTTTTTGCCAAAACACCTGCATACCGGATTAAAAACCACACTAAATAATCAGCTCATAAGAGCCAAGATAGATACAATAATGGTGCTAGAAAATGTTTCCAAAACTACAATTTGACGAACGCTGGTTAGCGGATTACGAAAACTTTCAAAAAGCAATTTCAGAAATTTCCGATTTTAACCTGCAAAAAGAATTAACTGATGTATTGACAAAATTAAAAGCTGAAGTTGAATATATCGATTCAAGCCACGAACAGCTTTTTATGACTGGAAAAATTCCTACTGAAGTTACGGAGCTGAGATCCAATATTGCCACATATCGTAAAATATTGGAAGATGGTATCTCGGCTTATAAAACTAGTCTCCGCCCGCACTAAGATTAATCGTTAGCTGGCATAGTGTCAGCGGCTGTAGAATCCGCTACAACTATTACACTGGCTTTTTTATAGTTTGCCATATCGTTAAGCCTGCGCTTCGCTCCAACGTAAAATAATGTTGGCGGCTGTTGCAGTTCCTGATACCTTATACACGTTAATAGCTAACACATCTGGACCGTTTGGATAAGTTCCTCGTCCGCCAATACTTGTACTTGTCAACTCTTTCAACGATCCCAAATCTAAAGAAGTTTGGTCTCCTGCATTGGCAATAAAAGAGAATACCTGTTCACCCGGCAATGCATATGGCGGTTGTCCAAATAAGAACGTTACGTTAACGTCACCGGCAATGGTTGCAATTGAGTTCTGCGTGAAAAATACCTGATACTCATTACCGGCACTGGTGCCAACATAGTTTGCTGGTCCAACAACGTTAGATACACGAGTACCAGCTGGGAATTTAGTATAATCTTGAACTTCAGTACCAACTTTAGCTTGGCTAGCATCCCAACTTGATTGTTTAAAATACAAGAAGTTGGTTCTAACCTGAGTACTTCCTGTGGCTGTTGATGCTGTTGCTGTTGTTTGTGTGCCGCCGCCTGCCCAACTTACGTTACCGCCAGGAGCAATCTGCGCAAAGCTAGGCTGTCCGCCCTGTGACACACCGCTTAGGGAGGTCCATTGTACCGTTGAAGGATCTGCTGGATAGTTTGAGGGATTTAACACACCCTCAACAACTAGACCACCAATAGCACCGCCTGCCAATGCGTCAGATGTAATGGCAATTTGTTGTAGTAACAATTGCGCACGATTTAGTAATTCACGATCTCCTAGATCTCCTACAATGGCATTTGAAACACTAGGAGCCAGTCGAATCATAAACGCTGTTGTCTTTGTAGTAGATACGTTAATGTTAGTAGATGCATAGTTAAACAAATATCCACGATCTTCATCAAACATACCATCTGTTAGAATAGCACTACCCCAGTGGCTAATTGCTGGACTAATAGTACAACTGATCAAGATTACACCAGCCTTTTCAGCATGGCTTGCCGCTGGTCCTGCTGAGTATGTTCTATTAGAACCTGCTGCAAAGTTTGTAAATGTTGCTGCTCTGGTTAATCCAGTTAATCGATCAGCAGTTCTACCGGTAAATGAAATTAATTCATT